AAATACCTTTATCTGTTTTACTAGACATAATGACTAAGATGCAGGGAGTGGGCGAGGAGGAAAGCCCCGATGCCGTAAAAAGCTAAATTAGAAAAAGATAGTTTCGTATTTTTACAATTTTTTATAGCGGAAAAACTAGGTTATACACACAAAGAAATAAGAGAAAAAATGTCTACCCAAGAATTGTTTGCTTGGAACGCATACTTTGAAATAAAAGCTGAACAAGAGAAAAAAGCATACGATGACGCACGAAAACAAGCTCAAATGCGTAAGGTACGCTAAACTTTTAGTATCTGATTAATTTTTTGGTGGCTGGTTCAAATTACAGCGTAAATATAACCTTAGATACCTCAAAAGTAGAAGGTAAATTAAAAACGCTGGAAAAAAGAGTAGCAAATTTTAGAAAGAACTTAGCAAAACCGCTAAAAATATCTGCGGACACTTTAAAAGTAGAAAAAGAAAAATTAAAAATGCAAGATGCTCAACGGGCATCTATGATTCAGACTCGCAAAATAGGAGATTTAGTAGAAAGACAAAAAGAACAAGGGTTAAAAGTAGATAAGGCAAGATCACATATAAGAAGGGCTGCTGTTTTAGATAGTAAAATGTTGCTTAAAGCAGCAGAAACTTCCAGAAAATTAGCACTACAAGAATTAAAGACAGAACAAGGTATAACTAACCAAAAAGTAAAACAAGTTAAGCTACAAAAACAAATGGCTTCTCCGATTAGGGGATCTAAAACTATGATGGGATCTCCTGGGCAGATAGCTTTTTCTGGAGGGCCAAGTTCTCCTATAGGTGGTTCAAGATTTATTACGGGTTCTCCTGCTCAGTTAGCTCACTCAGCAAGAGTGGGTGGACCAAGATCTCCTATTGGAGGTTTGCCATCAATACCTGGATCTCCTGCTGCTTTAAAAAATAGAAGAGGTTTTGACTTTCAAAGTGCTCTAATAAGCGGTGGTTTTCCTTTACTGTTTGGTCAAGGTCCAATAACAGCAGCAGCAGGAGCTTTGGGTGGCGGTATCGGTGGAATGTTCGGGCAGATGGGTGGATTTGCAGGAGGTATTGCAGCCACAGCAGCAGTTCAATCAATATCCAACACTATAAAGGGTGTTATAGAACTTGGAAAAGGACTACAAGATGTAGATGGAGCGTTAGCCACTGTCACAGAAAAATCATTATTTAGTAGTGAAGCAACTGAAAAAAGAGCAGAAGCACTTAAGAAATTAGGTAAACAAGAAGAATTAGCTAAGTTACTCACTCAAGAACTAACCATAACCCTTGGAAAAGATGGATTGCAAAGAGTACAAGCATTAGGTAAATCTTCAAAAGAATTAGCTAGAACATTTGGACAATTAGGTGCGTCTTTACAGGCAGTATTAGCTAAAGTAATTCTTCCTGCTGTAAATGCTTTAAACACAATATTAAAAACATTTACTGTTCCTTCACAATTTAAAAATTTTAGGGAGTCTTTATCTGGTGCTGATCTAAAAAGATTTGATGAAATAGCTTCTGGAAACAGGACCGACAAGTTAAGACGGGGTAAAAAGATAGGTACAGAATTGACTGTAGAAGGAAAAGCAAATACGATAGCTCAAGCATTGAATGAAGGTATCGGAGGAGGAGCAAGTGCATTTACTACATCAAGCGATCCAACTATTGCAGCTAGTTTACAAGAGCGTATAGACTTTCTTAATAGATCCTTAGAAGTGGGTAGAGAAAGAGCAGAGCTTGAAAGAAAAATAGCCGACTTTAGAAAAAAAGGAACTGATTTGAGTGACGATGACTTAGAAAAACAATTAAAACAAATAAACAATTTAGAAAAAGTGGAAGCACTATACCAACAAATAGGATCAGCAATAGAAAATGGAATAGTTGATGCTCTTGAAGGTGCAATAAATGGAACTAAAACTCTTGGAGAAGTTGCTAATAGTGTCTTTGCTCAGATACAAAGATCACTTTTACAGTTTGGTGTTAACTCTTTATTAGGAGCTATAGGCATACCTGGATTTGCAAATGGCGGTAGACCACCTGTCGGCAGACCGTCAATCGTAGGAGAAAGAGGACCAGAATTATTTGTACCCGATAGAGCAGGAACTATAATTCCAAATAATGAACTTGGAGGATCTACAAACGTGGTTGTAAATGTAGACGCATCTGGTTCGGCTGTTGAAGGTGATGAGCAAAGAGGTAGAGAACTTGGTCGACTTATATCTGTAGCGGTACAATCTGAATTAGTACAACAAAAACGGCCTGGAGGTTTACTTGCATAATGGCTACCTTTCCTTCAATCACCCCTAAATACGGACAACAAAAAAGATCCGCACCAAATACTAGAATAGTTCGCTTTGCTGATGGTTATGAACATAGAATTTTATTTGGTCTTGCACAGCATCAAAATCCAAAAGTATTTAATTTTACTTGGGAAGTATCAGAAACAGATGCAGATACTATAGAAACATTTTTAGATGCAAGAGCAAATGATAGTGCTAGTTTCGATTATCAACCAGCAGGAGAACCTAGTTCATATAAATTTGTCTGCGAAACATGGACTAAATCAATTCCATATTTAAACAGAGCAACAATACAGGCAACATTTAGAGAGGTATTTGAACCATGAGTACTGATCCTGTATTTAGTGAAGTTCAAAAAATAAATCCTTCTGCAATTATTGAACTTTTTACATTACAGCTAGACAATTCTTTACATGGTGCGACTACAATTTATAGATTTCATTCTGGATCAAATCTTAATGCAAATGGTGAAATTGTCTGGGCTGGTAATTCTTATCAAAGATTTCCAATAGAAGCTACAGGTTTTGCATATCAGCGTGGTCAGATTCCAAGACCAAAACTTGTTGTAAGTAATGCGTTAGGAACTATATCAGCTATTTTATTGCTTGTTAATCAAACTACTACGGGTAATGATTTAACAGGGGCTACGTTTACAAGAATTAGAACAATGGCAAGATTTCTTGATGCTGCAAATTTTAGTGGCGGTAGTAATCCACTAGGCACACCAGATCCTACAGCAGAGTTCAAACGTCAAGTCTACACAGTAGATCGAAAATCAGCAGAAAATAGAGAAGTAGTAGAATTTGAATTAGCAGGAGCTATTGACATGGCTGGAGTCAGAGCACCCAAACGTCAATGCACCCGTGCCTTATTTCCTAGTATTGGCACGTTTACACAATGAGTTGGAAATATAAGGCATTACTTCATGCTCAACGTGAAGATCCTAGAGAATCTTGCGGACTCTTACTGAATGTTAAAGGCAAAGAACGATATTATCCTTGTTGTAATCTTTCACTTACAGATAATCAGTGTTTTATCATCGACCCAGAAGATTATGTAAAAGCAGATAATGTGGGTGAAATTATCGGTGTTGTTCATAGTCACCCTATAACACCACCAGAGCCAAGTCAGGCAGATAAAATTAGTTGCGAAAATAGTAATTTACCGTGGCATATCGTAAATCCTAAAACAGAACAGTGGGCATACTTAGAGCCATGCGGTTATAAACCACCATTACTAGGTCGTGAATGGGTGTGGGGTGTGACTGATTGTTGGAGTTTAGTTGTTGATTGGTATAAAGAAGAAAAAGGTATAAAACTTAAAGACTATCAAAGAAATATGTCACCACAAGAGTTTTTAAAAAATCCTTTGTTTGAAGATTATGCTTGGCGAACAGGTTTTAGAGAACTTAGACCAGACGAACCATGTAAAAAAGGAGATGTGTTATTGATGTCTATAATGCACCCAACTTTAAATCATGTAGCTATTTTTCTTGGAGATATGGTTTTACATCATTTAGCAGATAGACTATCTTGTAGAGAGCCATATTCTGAGTGGTTGTTAAAATGTACTGGTAAGAGGTATCGCTATGCTCAGAAAAGTTAAACTTTATGGAGAATTAGCTGACTTTGTAGGTCATAAAGAATTAGATGCTGTAATAAATTCTACTGCTGATGCAATACGTTTTCTTGTGAGCAACTTTCCAAAGTTAGAAGCACATATGGCAAATAGGCATTATAAGGTTCTTGTTGATGAATATGACATTGATGAGACTGAATTACATAATCCTATCGGTCAATCGGATATAAGTATCGTTCCTGTAATTAGTGGTGCTGGCGGAAACTTTGGCAAAATATTATTAGGTGCTGCATTAATTGGAGGTGCATTTGCTTTTGGAGGATTGTCATTCGGAGGTAGTTTTAAAGCGTTTGGAGCAAATTTAGCAGCCGCACCAGGTCTTACTAAAGCTGCTTTTGGTTTAGGTGCAGCTTTGGTTTTAAGTGGAGTATCCGATATGTTATTTCCTGTACCTGATATACCCGATTTTTCTAATGAAGAAGATCCAAGAATATCATTTAGTTTTTCTGGTGTTCAAAATACATCTAGGGCTGGTACTTCTCACCCAATAGTTTATGGTGAGATAGTTACAGGATCAGTTGTTATTTCTGCTGGTATTGACACTAATCAGGTACAAGCATGACAGATAAAATTATTAGAGGTTCTGGTGGTCCTCCTCCTTCTCCACCATCTCCAACAAGAGCACCCGATACTTTAAATAGTAGACAGTTTGCTTCGATTCAAGATTTACTATCTGAAGGAGAAATAGAAGGTTTTGCTACCCCATCTAAAGCTGAAATCAGTAAAAGTAACGCAGCATATAACAATGCAGCATTGAAAGACATATTTTTAAACGATACTCCTATACTTCAATCCAGTGCTAATAATACAAATCCAGAAACAGATAAATTCAATTTTCAAAACGTAAGTTTTACACCTCGTTTTGGTACAGGAAATCAAGAGCATATTCCTGGAATACAACAATCACAAAGTCCTTTAGCTGGTTTCGGATCTGTTTTATGTTCTAAGAGTGGCAACGGTGTTTCAAGAAGTTTACCTACAGGAAAAGATGCTGTAAAAATAACTGTTACTTTTGCACAAATACAGAAAGCAACAGAACAGGGTGATTTATTAGGATCAACTGTCCAACTAAAAATATCTTTGCGTATAAACAGTGAAGTAGATTTTACAGAAAAGTTAACAGATACAATCACTGGTAGAACTGCTGATGCTTATTCAAAAGAGTATAGGATTAATTTGCCAGATGGTTATACTTCAGCAGATGTAAAAGTAGAAAGGATAACAGATGATCAAGCATCTGGTAGTAATATTGTAGATGCTTTTAATGTAAGTAGTATTCAACTACTAATTGATGATAGGCAAAGATATTTGAATAGTGCTTATACAAATTTAAGAATAGATTCTGAACAGTTTAGTTCTATACCAAAAAGAGCTTTTCGTATTCGCGGAGTAAAAGTAAGAATACCAGGAGCAGGGGCATCTAATTCTGGTACTCCAAACGTTGATATTCAGACAGGAAGAATAAGATATCCAAGCGGTTACATATTCAATGGAACAATGGGTGCTGCTGTTTGGTGCTCATGCCCAAGCATGGTGCTACTCGACCTCCTCATAACTGAAAGGTACGGATTTGGAACGCAAATTTCACCTGACCAATCAACTGATGCTAAAACTTATGAAAATTTAGATTTATTTAGTTTTGTAGCAGCTAGTAGATATGCAAATGAATTGGTATCAGATGGTTTTGGAGGAACAGAAGCTAGATTTAGTTGCAATGTAAATTTACAGGGATCTATGGAAGCGTACACACTAATCAACGAATTAGCTGGTGTTATGAGATGTTTTCCAATATGGTCTGAAGGTTCTGTAACTATTACACAGGACAAATCAACAGATCCAAGTTATTTATTTAGCTTGGCAAATGTTGGTGAAAGTGGGTTTTCATATTCTGGTAGCAGTTTAAAACAAAGACATACTGTTATTTCTGTTAGCTATTTTAATATGGATAGCAGAGAGATAGATTATGAGGTTGTAGAAGATATTGCTGCACAAGCCAAGCTGGGAATTGTGAAGAAAGACGTAAAAGCATTTGCTACAACCTCCCGTGGTCAGGCTCAGAGATTAGGTAAAGCAATATTATTTAGTGAACAAAATGAATCTGAAGTTGTTAGTTTTACAACATCAATAGATGCTGGTGCAATCGTAAGACCTGGATCTGTTATTTCTGTAAATGATCCTGTTCGTGGTGGAGAGAGAAGATCAGGAAGAATAAAAACAGCAAGCACTACGCAGATTACTGTAGACAGTACACAGGATTTAGATACATTTACTGGAACAAATAAAAAATGTAGCGTCATATTGCCTGACGGCACAGTAGAAACGAAAAACGTAACTGGACTTGTAGGAAGTGTAATTACATTGGATTCAGCTTTATCTGCAACACCTAATGCAAATGCTATATGGTTACTTCAAAGTTCTACTTTAGAAGCACAGACATTTAGAGTGATAAGTGTTGAAGAACAAGATGGTATTAATTATGCGATAACAGCATTAACTTATATTGATGGAAAGTATGACAATATTGAATCTGGAATAAGTTTACCTTCAAGAAGTATATCTTTATTAAACGAACCAAAAAATCCTCCTTCAAACTTACAGGCATTAGAAAGAATTGTAGTAATAAACAATTTAGCTGTAACTAAATTAATTTTATCTTGGGTATCAGTAACGGGTGTAAGCCAATATCTTGTTCAATATAGATTTAACAATACAAACTGGGTAAGTGAAATTGTTTTTAGACCTGATTTTGAGCTAATTGGAACAGAAGCAGGAACTTACGAATTTAAAGTTTATTCCTATAATGCTGCATTAAAATTATCTGCAACATCTTCTGATCTTACTTTCAACGCAGTTGGTAAAACGCAAGCTCCTGGTGATGTTCAAAATTTAACAATGGAGCCTGTTACTAATAGATTAATAAGACTTAGATGGACAGAATCTGTTGATCCTGATGTTATACATGGAGGTAAAGTTTATGTTCGGCATAGTAATAAAACTGATGGTAGCGGTACTTTTCAAAACTCGATTGATCTTATAGAAGCATTAGCAGGCAACACTACTGAAGCAGTATGTCCGAGTATTGAAGGAGAGTACATTCTTAAATTCCGTGACGATCAGGGAAACTTTAGTACTGGAGAGACTTCTGTAATTTTAGATTTACCTGATTTAATAGATAGTCAGCAAATTGTATCAGATAATGAACATACAGATCCTACTCCTTTTGGTGGAACTAAAACTAATGTTGCTATATCAGGTGGGGCATTACAGCTTACTGATCCAGCTACAAATCTTACAGGTACTTATGATTTTGCAACCACTTTAGATTTAGGTTCTGTATTTTCTTTAAATCTTCAGAGATTAGTTCAAAGTATAGGATTTACTGTTGGTGCAGCAAACACAATAGATGGCTTAATTCCTGCTGGTACTTTTTGGGATGATTATGCACAGAATGGTAATTTTGATGGTCCTGCTATCAATGATGTTAGTGCATTTGTGGCTGTAAGAACTACTGAAGATAATCCTTCATCAGGTTCTCCTACATATACACAATTTAATACTTTTGCAAATGGAACATTTAAAGGTAGAGGGTTTCAATTTAGAACAACTTTAAAATCTGAAAGTGTTGCTCATAATATTTCTGTTCAACAGCTTGGTGTAACTGCTTCATTTGAGTCAAGAACTGAAAGAAGCTATGTAAGTGGTAGCTCTACTTCAACTTTACCTTTATCTTCGGGTACTTCATCTTCTGGTTTAGATGTAACTTTTGCAAAACCATTTTTTGTGGGTACTTCTAGCTTGGGAGGGCTTCGTCAATATAAACCTTCACTTGGAATAACAATAATGGGTGCTGCTGGAGGCGAATACTTTACAATAAAAACAGATGCTAATGGTGATTTTTTAAATGCAGCAGGAGCAATTGTAACAGGAACAGGATTTAATATAAGTATTAAAGATAGTAACGATAATCCAGTTGATAAAAAGTTTACATTTCAAGCTGTTGGATATGGCAAAGGGGTGTAATATGGAGGAAAAGATTTATTAAATGGCACAGGTCGGTAATAAAAATATAGATAATGCCTCTGGTCAAGTTGTCAGACTAGATATTCAAAATACATTTCAAGCAGTAGCAACAAATAATTTTGGTGCAAGAAATAACGCAGGTACAATATTACCCTGTGAGTTTTTGGCAGATGATACAACTAATAAATTATTAATAAGAGGATCTAGTGGTGGAGATCAAGCTAACCCATCATCAGGTAGTGCTGCAACATTTTTTGAAGTAGGAAATTTAGATGAAGCGAATTTAGGATTACTACCTAAAGCAGGTGGCACGATGACAGGTCAGGTATTAGGCGATGATGGGTCTGGTGCAGGTAGTCCAGCCTATGCGTTTGATAATGATACAGATACAGGAATGTTTAGGGTAGGTTCAAATGAACTAGGTTTTGCTACGTCTGGTTCAAAAAAATTACAAATAGATACAAGTGGTTTAACTATTATTGCTGGAAGTAGTGCTTCAAGAACTTTAAGTTTTCAAGAAGCTTCTAATAATGGTACTAATACTGTTTCATTAAAATCTCCTAATAGTTTGGGAGGTGACTATACTCTTACACTTCCAACATCTATAACAAATGGTGGATTTTTACAGACAGATGGATCAGGTAATTTATCCTTTCAAATTGTTGCTGGTGTACCATCTGGATCTGTGTTTTGTATGGCAGTAGCTACTGTGCCTACTGGATATTTAGAATGTAATGGTGCTGCGGTCAGTAGAACAACGTATGCTGCTTTGTTTGCAATAATTGGAACTAATTATGGAACTGGTAATGGATCAAGTACTTTTAATCTGCCAGATTTAAGAGGTGAATTTGTAAGAGGTTTTGATAATGGCAGAGGAGCAGATAGTGGCAGATCAATAGCAAGTTCACAATCAGCATCTAACGCACCTCATAACCACTCCATAAGTCTTTCTGGTACGACAAGCACTAAATCATTAACTGGTAGTGTTACCAGAATTGCTGAAACAATGGCTGCTTTTGGTACTGCTTCTGGTGTGTTTAGTAAAAGGTCTAATGTAAATACTCCTACAACTCCAAATGCAACTGACTCTAGTCCTGCTGGTGGTTTTGATATGGATGTTTCACACAACCATACATTTTCTGCATCTGGAACTTCTGGAAATAATGGTACAGAAGCTAGACCTCGTAACGTAGCTATGATGTATATAATTAAAGTTTAATTATGGCAATCGAACCTGGCATATACAATTTTACGCTTCAAAGAAGGTCGGATCATACAATTCCGCTTATTTTTAAGGATTCTGATAACAACGCAATAAATCTTACTGGATTTACTGTAGCTGCACAGGTTTGGGAAGAAACACGCACCACAAAATATGCTGATTTTTCTGTCACTTATACTGATAGATCTGCTGGATCTGTAAG